ATGCCGCAGAGGATTTAAAAAATGTCACTGGAAGAAATGCACCTACCACCTCACCTGACGATGCAGGACGTGGAGAAGGCGATGCAGGTGTTAGAACAAGTGTGGAAGCAGGACCAAAAGACGTTCAAGCCACCACAAGGACTGACGCATCTGACAGCGAAAGATTGGGAAGTGACGGGGCTGATGCTCCAAGTGTTGTTAGTGCAAAAGGAAGAGAGCCAACTACACTAGATTTTGCTACCGCTGCAAAAGTACAGCAGTGGATGAGAAGCACTGATAATCCGTTCACGGGTGCGCCTGTCACGCTTTCAGATTTAAAAGATGAGAGCGGAGAATTAAAACTAGCGGAAAACTATTATAAACGCGCTACTGCAAATTACGACCAGAAATACGGCATTCGTCCAGACGTTAACGGGCTACCACATCGAAGAACCCCTAGTGCAAAGTGGGGTGGGCAAGATTTTGTAGAGGCACTTAAAGAAGCAGAAGCCTTGGGTGATGCTGAAATGGTGCAAGCAGTTAAAGAAATAGATAGAACAGCTACAGAGTTAGGTGCGGTCCAAGACATAGGAGCTAGACCAGCCGAAGATGCGAAACGCAATCTGAAAGATATGTTCCCAGAATATGCAGAACAGATTGATGCCGATGTTTACAGCTTTGTTAAAGAGGCGTTGGACACACCAGTTGATCGCATCGAACCTACGTTTAAACCAGAGCAAATAAAACAAGAAAAACCAAAACCAAAATCAAAGTTAAAGGTCGTTCCCGGTAAAACAAAGAAAGACCTTCCTGTAAAACCTGTTACAGGTAGAAAAGTTTTACCTGTTCTTGACGTTAAAAAACGGACCACCAAGGCACTAGCCCCTGAAAAACCTATACGTAAAAAAACTGAAGTAGACGAGACTGTACGCGAAAACACAATTAACAGGTTGTTTTCCAGAATATTTAGTAAATTACTATCTACTGATGCTTTAACGTTTTCTATGAATGTTGCGACACCTAGAATGCAAAGGTTAGCACCTGAAGGGTGGTTGAGCAGAGAGGGCAAACGTAAAATACTTAGAGAACTTTCAGCCACTGATGTTGGACCTGATGGCAAAGTACAGGGTGAGTTTAAAATTAGGGAAAGAAGAAAACCCGCTAATGAGAAAGACGCACAAGACAGAAAACGCACTGAAGGTAGAAATGCGTTTCAACGTTACTTTGGTAACTATGAAATGCCAGAATACGCAATAGAGGACATACTATACCATTTAAACTCGCCAGAAGTGCAAACTAAGATAGAGGATACTGACACTGATGTTGGCGTAGGACAGTTAGGTAAAGATTTTTTTGCTGGGGATGACACCACATATCTACCGTCTTATGGGCAGAAGTCAGCTAAAGCCGCATATGATTTGTTAATGAATATAGGTCTGCCAGACCGAGATGTTAAAGCTATTGAACGCATTCTAACCGATCAAAAAATATCTATCGAAGAAATGCCGCTACAACCTGAAGTAATAGCTTTGCTACGTGGAGGTGATTTGTCTAATGCGTTACAGCGTCTACAAGCAACGATACCTAATAAATTTGTACGACAGTTTGTAAACCGCACATTGCTAGAAAACATAGGCGATACAAAAATTAAAGTGCAAGATAAAGTACAGCTAGGTGGCAATGCTGTAGAAGGTCGGTATGACCCATCTACCAACACAATTATATTAAGCAAGAAAGATGGTATGAATGTGCATGCTCTACTACATGAAGCTGCACACGCTGTAACTATAAAAAAACTGTACCGTACAAACCGCAAAGGCGAAACTGTATTGCGAAATACACCTGATGCGAAACGTATAGAACGATTACGTCAAAAATATGTAGAAATCCACGGAGAAAATACATACGGCACACAAGATGCAGGTGAGTTTGCTTCTGCTATTATATTAGACGAAGGGCTGCAGGATGCGCTGGATGATTTACTCGTGCAAGACGGGAATAAACTTGTAAGGGGTAGAGAAAACTTTGTACAAACTTTAATAAGAATGTTTCGTGGTAGGGGTACGCAGACTAAGGGTGTTAATGACCTTATCAATGCAATCGTATCACCATCTGCAGAACACGCGGGTATGCGATCATTTTATCTTGCTGCTAAATCTCCCGAAGGGTCGAGAGAGATATTAGATGACGTACCAGAAGTACCTATAAAAGCTGATAAAAATTACTTTGAACGTGCTAGATCAGAGATATTAGGTCCAGCTACTCCTGACTTTGTAAAGAACGGGTATCTGGCTCTGCAGGACGCGTATATATTAGGGCAGGTTGCAAAAGATAAAATACCGTTTGCACCACAACTTAACCAGATAATCAACCAAATGTCTGGAGAGTTACGAGCGGAAAACCGTAGAGTTGATGCTCTGACTAATAAGTTAAGAGAGCTACGTAAAACAAATGATAGAGACTATAAAACACTTCGGTATCTAATACCGCATGCAACGCACCGCCGTATTGATCCAAGAGCCGCTACATTTAAAGAAGCGTGGACACCCAAGAAAGAAGACGCAGAAGATATAGAGTTAGCTAGAAAGACAGCAGAGGCAACGTATAAAGACTTACGTAAACAGTTTACAAATATGTCAGAAGAGGGGCAGAAACTCTATATGGCTGCGACTAATTTTTATGAGTCGGGCCTTAAAGATATAATGGACTCCATAGACGCAAACTTAAAAGCGGCTGGAGAAACAGATGCCAAAGCACGTAAAACAGCCTTAGAGAAACTTTTAAAGGCGATGGGTTTTAATAGGCAACGCATCAGGCCATACGCTAAATTAGAGCGCAGTGGTCCCTATAGAATGGAGTACACAACGCTGGACCCGACAACCAAAGAGATAACAACTTATGTAGAATACTTTGACAATAAACTTCAAAGACGCCGTGCTATGAAGATGTTGGATGAATATAATAAATCTTTGGGAGATAAATTACCAGCTACAGCCAAAGCTACAAAACCTATATTAGGCACAAGAGACGATTATACACGCCCCAATGCACGGCTCGACACAGGTATTGCCGCAGACATTATGAAGATTTTAAAAGCAACTAAAGCCCCTAAAGAAACACAGGAGGCTATTGCAAAAGTTGTTTTGTCTAACATGCCAGAGCGTTCATTTTTAAAAGGGTATATAGGCCGGGGAGATGTAAGAGGTTTCCTTGGAGATATTACACCTACAGGCATGGCAGAACAAAACTATGACTTGTTACAACAACTAGAACGTGCAGGTAGAGATTATTCCAGACAAAAAGTGCAGATGAAGTATGGCGCAAAACTACGTGAATTTGATAAAAAACTACTAGATGATTTTAACTACAAGACTTTGGATGACGATACAAAATTACTGCGTGATAGGTTGTTAAGAATATCCAGTTTTGCAAGTTCACCTAACATACCACAGTGGTCTAGGATGCTGACCAGTGCAGGTTTTGGCTTTACAATGGGCTTTAACATATCGTCAGCATCTTTAACATTTTTTGATGTATTTATGAGTGCATCACCATACCTGTCTAGTAGATATGGTAGAGATAAAATGTACAAAGCTTATGGACGCTCCATGAGACTTCTACATGCGGGGGGCAGACAAAGGGCCGTAAAAACTTTCGGGGCTAAAGGTGATGAAGATGCAACTGTCAATGCTGGTCCGTTAGGCAATTCAATTTCTAACATAGATTATAATGGTAAAAAACCAGAAGGCATGACAGACCAAGAGTTTAAAGACTTAGCCATAGCTGTAGAGGTGGGTGACAGAAACGCTGTATTCAACCAGACAATTACACAAGAAATGTTAGAGATAGGAGACGATCCTTTCTTTAAAAAAGGTGACGTTGCTTTTGAAGTTCTTGGTGTGAAAATACCTGTGCCTAGAGTGGAAGGCACATTGGGTTTCTTTAACAGATGGTCCAGCTTCTTATTTCATCATAGCGAACGGTTTAATCGTGAAGTGGTTTACATGTCTTCTTACATGCTACAACTGCAGAAAATTCGAGAAAGTGGCAAAGAACCCACTAAAGAAGAAATGGTGCAGGCCGCATATGACGCTGTAGATGTAACACAACTTACGCTAGGTTCTACTGCGGCTGGGGGCAGGCCCACTATTGCACAAACTGGATTTGGTAATGTGGCCTTTCTTTTTAAAAGGTTTGCCATTAGCAAATACTTTTTGATGACACGTATGGCTAATGACATAATAAAATCATACCCAGATACACCGGAGGGTAAACAAGCTAAGACCATAGCCCGTAAACAACTTACACGGTTTTTAATAACCACAGGAGCGCTTGCTGGTGTAGCTGGCATGCCGATGATGGGCATGATATCATTTATATATGATGGGATTATGGGTGACGAAGAAGACGATTTTGATAGTATGGCGCGTAAAGTGTTACGTGAAGGTGTGTATGGTGGTGCATTAAACGCCATGTTTGATGTCGAGATGTCTAGCCGTATATCAATGAACAGTCTGCTATATCGCCCACCGATTATAGATAAGGACCAAAGCAGTTTAGCAACTTTAATAGAGCAGCTAGGTGGCCCTGTGGTTGGACAATATTTAAACGTAGAACGAGGTATAGGACTATTTAACGAAGGTGAAATATATAGAGGGTTTGAAGCTATATCCCCTGCATTTTTAAGGTCTTTGCTACGTTCTGGCAGGTTCTCGGTCTATGGCGCAGAGACCCGTAGGGGTGACGAAATAGTTGATACTGGTGTATATAATAATGCCATGCAAGCCATAGGCTACGCACCTGCAGACTACATAAAAGTTCTAGGGATAAACAAAAACGAGAGACGCAAAGACCAAACGCTAACCGATAAGCGTAAGAAATTACTGCGTAGGTATAACATGGCCCTTACAGAAGGTGCGTTTGACGAAATACCTGAGATTATGAAAGACATCATAAAATACAACAGAAACCTACCACCAAGTGCCAGAGGACAAAAGCTTATATTCTTTGATAGTTTAAAGAGGTCAAGGCGTTCATTTGTTCGCACGACACAACGTATGCGAGGTGGGATGGAGTTCAAACCGTTTATGTTAGACAGCCTTGAAGAGTACGATCAAGGATTAAATTTATTTGAATAAAAATAGCCCCCACCGAAGTGAGGGCCAGTAACAGGGAGGAGAACAACAGGTAGTGTGGACCATGTTGTTAGCCACTATATATCATAGCAATCTCCACATGCGAACCCCCCACATACCATTTTCTATGCATACGTGCGTAGTTGTCTCATATTGTTTCATCTGGGCCACACGTTTGAGTTGTTTTCTAGCTTTTTCTGTATTTATGCAGGGTATAAACACTGAAGCACCGACTACAAACTTATCCCACTTCACGATAATTTTTACACCATCAGGGTCTAAGTCATCAAGTCTCAGTGGTATCATTTAACCCTTCCATCTTAACAACTATACAGTATTGAGCGGGTAGGCGTAAACTGGTGCCTGTTGTCAGACGAACATTTTTGGTGGTGGCCCCCATTTCATCTTTCAACATTTTTACTGTAGAGCCATAATTTAAAAACTGATCTACCAGATAATTTTTAAATTCTTTTGTGGGTATGGAGAGGAGTTCTGTATCTGTCTCATATCTCCCAACAATTTTTGTGCGTGGATTTTGTTCTGGGACTACCATGCTCGCAACTTCATCACGTGCGTCTTCTGTACTTTTTATCTTTAATATATTACCCCAATGTGCACCAGCAAACTCTGCTATTATGTTTGATACGTTAGGTGCAATCCCCTGCACTTCTTCCTTAGCCCGAACAAGTTCACCAACCACCCACTTAAAAAGTTTTTTATAGTCGTAATCTACTATACCTAGTTTATTTGCTATGGCGCAGGCGGTTATCGTGCAAGCGCATCCAGAAGACCAAAATCTATTTACAGGAGATAAGTCTGCTGCTTTATCTAGTCTAGCTTTAACCCCTTTATATATGTTTTCTATCTCCGCACGGTTTTTTATAATGTGTTGTACATATTCTACCGTAAAGTTGCAGTAATTCGCCTGTACATCTTTAAATAAATTAGCTGTCTTTTCTATAGAGAAGCTTTCCTCTTGCCGCATTTGGTTAAAACGGTCCTTAGTAATATATTTCTCTACGTTAAACTCTAATACGCGTTGCATCTGTGCTTCGGGATTACCACGTTCTTTTTGCATAAACTCCCAGAAGCTTATGTTTCCTGTAGACAAACCTGTTTGTCTCCAAGGCGCACCCCTGTAACGCTCTTCGTTACCACTACTCTTTAACCTGTTACGCTGTTTACCTTCTGCCTGTGTATAACAGAACCTAGAAACATCTTTAGGTGTCATTTCTGTTTGTTCGTCTGCGTTACAAGATATGTTTTTTAATCGCTCTGATCTGTTCTGCCTAGAGTACAGAGTGTCGTTTGATCCTACGCACATGCCCACAGGGTCACCCCATATACCTGTATTGGCATATAATGCTGTAGTTTTACCCACGCCAGACCCACCGTTAAGGTGCGCTAAAAAACTGAACAACCCTGTAAACGCCATAAGAGGAGAGGCAAAACCCATGCAAATAGAGAATTGGTGCAACTCAAGACCGTCTCTATTAAAAAACCCCATGATTTCTTTTTGACGTTCTGCACTACCTTTAGGCTGCATATACTCTATAAAAGAAGACGTTTTACCCGATGGTGGGTTATACTTCACTTCGTTTTCTAGTATTAACCTGTCACCCCAAACAAATGCATCCATTTTTTCATCGTCTGTCCACCCAAACTGGGTGTATGCAATATCGGCTGCACCTGTTTGCTGTAACTCATTTACCCATGATTGTATGTATTTCATAATCCTACCTAAATCATCTCCGTAAGCCGTTATACCTTTTACCGATAACGCTTTCCTTAACTCCTCACGTGAAGTCAGTGAAAGCATTGGCACACTAAACCTTCTAATCCCATCTTTAGGTAAATGCAGCGCAAACGATATCACTTCACCTAATTCTGGATCGTCTGATCTATGCGTAACATAAAAATCGTTTAGATATATAAGTTCTTCTTTGGGATTACCTTCTTCATCTTTAATACGCATGTATACGCCACCGTTTTTACCGCGTATATATGGCGCTGGATAGTCTGGCACGTTGGCTTTGGGTTCAGCTTCTTCTACTATTTTTGTAAGCTGTGCTGGAGTTGTTACAGTTAACGCATTAGGACAACCCTCACAGCCGTTGGGATTATGTAAAGCAAAGGTACTACAGTATTGCGGTCCCCCTGTGTCCATCATTTTTCTAATCGTTTCGTCAAAACTGTAATCTGGATGGTGCTTTGACATAATCGCTGCCGCTTTTTCTGCGTCTTTGCATACTTTGGCAATAGATAGACCTGCTCTCCATTGGTCATAAGATACAGTAGCTTGGTTCTCTATAATATATTGTATTTGTTGACAGCCCTGTCCGTTTTTGGTTTTTTCTAGCAACCTTTTAAAACTACCAGTGCTTTGTTGGTTGATAGCATCACGGTAAGCACTTGGCGCAAACCTATTAGGCGTTGGGATTGCACCGCCAATACGATCTTCAAACTCAGAGAACTCTATAGGTTTTGCAAGGTAGCCGCCTAGCAATGATACAGGTTTAGGCTCATCACCTTTATAGTTATGTGTGTTAGGTACGCGTAATATACTAGCCGCATCAGATGTGCGTGACGGGTCAGCAGGAAAGTTTTGTTTGGCGCATAACTGCTTGAGACTTTCCGAAACTGGATACCACGTAGCCTCATCAACTGCTGTAGCCAAAGGCCAATACACATGTAACCCATTACCAGAGTTTATTATAGTTGGTCTGGGTAGTCTGTTATTCTTACAAAACCAGTTTAGTTTTTTTAAAGCTTCACTTTGAGAAGTAAATTCTTTTGACGGTCCACAATCCAAGTCAAAGAAGAAAGACTTTACTCCTTGGACGTTTATTTGCTTGCGGTTAATTGGTTCTATGAAGGTGCTTAAAGCGAAGAAAACATTGTATTCTGAGGCGTCAAAATTGTTGGATTGCTTTATTGCCTCATCCAATGTTTCATAAAAGTTGTTTTTTACATAATCCCCTTTGATTATGGTTATGCAGTAATACCCTTCGTCACTCAACACAGAACCCAAAAAATCTTGGGTGTTCATTTTTCTCATCCACTGTTAGAAAATTTGCGCGGCCTTGTTAGACCGCGCTGTTATAATTAGTCGTCCCAATCGCCAAGAATATCATCCAAGGCACTGTTATTAGAACCACCAGATACAACTTTCTTATTTGTAGTCTTAACTGGTTCTGGCTCTGGCTCAGAGACTTCTTCTTTTTGTGGCATGTCTACTACATTGCTAGAGAACATACTCTCCGAATTGTGGACATAACCACCTTCGATAGCACCAAACGCACTGCGCACCATACGATCTGCGAGCTTCACCACCTGCAACTGGCGAATACGCACAGACACACTTGGCTCATTCTGCATGTATTTGTAGGGGTAGAATGTTACAGCAATGTTGATCGTGCTGCCCGTAGTCAACTGAAAGTCCTCCGGTAGAGGATTGTTATTGGAGTCTACCTGTAACGGCTTACGTGTTTTCTCACCGTTGTATTGACCCTTTAGAATGCATTTAATGGTGCGTGTACCATCATCGTGCTTGACCATAGGATTAGAGGGCGTGTCAGGCCAGTCAGATTTTTTGTTAGCCTGATAAGACTTTACCATAGCTATGTATAAGTTCTTAGCTGTGGCGCTATCCATTTTTAATTCTATAGAATATTCAGCATTCGGTGCCATCGGGTCGCATGGCATGCTCTTATTAGCCTTCTGGTCAAAGGCATAGGTGCGGTCCAATTTGGGCCACAACGCTTCTACGTCTTCAATTATATATGGTTCTGCCATATTGTTCTCCTATATATCTTTGTCGAGATTTAAATCCATCTCATACTGTGTGTTATCGTGCGATGTATATCGCACGGGTGGTGGGCTGGCCTTTTCCAACAACGCATTAGACACAGCCTGTTTATCGAAACGATATACGTTGTTGATCTTTAAATAAGTATTTTCAGGGATGTGACCCTGACGTATCCAACCTCTAAGGGTAGATACTCCTACCGATAAGTGGTTAGCTAGTTCTTCTATTGGAACGAGAGGTGCCGTCATTACTTCTTCCTAACTGATATGACATATTCACTGTCAATATTTAAGCCTTCGGGTTTTAACTCAGGGTTCTCTTCTAAAAACTGCCTAATATTTGTTTGGTTCAATCTCTTGTCAAACAACTCAGGCACAGCGTGTTCAATCACAAACTTGTGCATGGCATCCCAATCACTTGTCCAATATTTAATACGCTGTGACCGAAAGAATAACCCCTCATCAGTTCTCACGCTTTCAACCTTGTTGTTTTCACAATAGCTGAGAAGCGCACGTTTTAAGATGTCAAGCTGGTGCGCCAACCCTTCATCTTCTTTGGTAAATGCCGCTTTTAACTCTGCACGTTTGTTACGTATTTTTATATATGCCTTAGTCATTTTGTCAGCGGGTGCGTCTGAATAGTCGCTCATCTTAACTCCTCCTTATACAAAGTATTATTTAGTTATATATGCTGCTCTAGTCAAGCAGTTCTTTGTATAAGTCTATCATTTTTGTGTGTACGTCTATTCTCTTATCAAGTAACGAGTACACGCGTTTTTCGACAGCCGATCCTTGTAGCTGTACAACCGTACAGGGGTGCTTTTGTCCCGATCTGTGCACCCTTGCGTTTGCTTGTGAATATGTTTCCAGTGAAGAAGTCGGACCCCACCATACCACAGTGTTCGCTGCAGTTAAAGTCACACCATGTGCTGCTGCTTGGGGTTGTATCACCAATATCTTGGGGTCAGGCATAGTTTGGAACCGTTTAAATATATCGGTGCGGGCATGTGCGGGTACATCGCCGCGAATCACTTCTGCTGTTAAGCTGTCAGACCGTAGCTTCGATACCAATACATCTATCGTGTGTTTGAACGGTACAAAGATAAGAACCTTTTGACTGCTTTCATCTATAACTTCTTTCAAAACTCTATAACGATTGTTTATGTCAAACTCTAACGCATCACCCTTATCTGTATATACCGCACCAGCACTGATTTGCAGTAGTTTGTTCATAGTGGCAGCGGCGTTTATAGCGGATACTTCGTCTTCACCCACGTGCATAACTAATTTTTTACGTAGTAGTTCATAGTATTTTGTTTGTTGTCTGGTTAATTCTACCTTTCTTTTAACGTATGTCATGGCTGGTAAGTCGAGACATTCTTCTTTGGTGAACCGTATAGCTGGCTGTAACGCGTTATATACAACCTCACTAGAATTATCCTTTGGTATATAACGGAACTGTGTAATCTGCATCATTACCATATCACGGAACGAACTATAAAACCGTGGCACCGCATCAGGGTTAATAAGTTTGGCGAGGCCGTATGCATCTAAAGGAGATTGAGCCGCTGGTGTACCTGTCATCATCCAGAGCCATGTGTCATCGGTAACTATCTTGCGTAACGTCTTCCACCTTTTAGTGCGTGTGTTTTTATAATGCGTGGCTTCGTCAACAATAATCAAATCAAACCCGCCGTTACGAACTTCGTCCAACACTATGTCCACACCGTCATAATTTATTATGACAAACTCGGCACCTTGGTTCAAAACGGCGGCACGTTTCTTTGCGGCACCGTATGCAATATCTACAGATCGGTGCGGTGCAAATGTGAATAAATCTTCTCGCCATGCACTATCCATAATTGACAGTGGGCATATAACAAGCACTCTCTTTATCTTGCCTTTGTTCATCAGAAAGTCAGCCGACCATATGGCACTGGCAGTTTTGCCTGTACCCTGCTCGTTAAAACAAAAAGCGCGTTTATTCATGGTAAAGAATGCGGAGGTTTTCTTTTGGTGGTCAAAGGGGGTGTATCTACCTGACCAATTATACTGAGATTCTATAGGCGAAGGTGCCCGGACCCCTAGATTGTTTAGTTTGTGTGTCGCATCAATATCCCAATCAACAAGCACCTCGTTAGTATTAACTTGTTTGCTTTTGGGTATTACTGAGGTAACACGGTTTGGATTGCGTAGCTTTAACAGCAACGCTTTACCGTCCACTATTTTCATGTGTTCTCCTACTTTTTCTTTTTATAGTTTCTTGCGCGGTTCTTGCTGCGGCTTTCAATCTTCACACCGTCTTTATTAGAACCGCCTTTGCTCAATGCTTTCTTGTGGCTAACATCTTTACCTTCACGTTTGTCAGCTTTTCCATTTTTGTTTTTATCTACACCTTCACGATCTATTTTTCGTCTGGCTCGTTGGCGTTCCATCCTTGCTTCAAAGGGCTTACTGCCCACAGGTTTGTTAACTTGCTTTTTACGGTCTTTTGGATTTTTATATGGCATCAGGCGTTTGCTCCATTGTGTATACACTCAACGACAGGGCAGTGTCTTTTACATAACCCATTAGGTCTAGCGTTCCACGTGTCAGATTCCGCAGCGGCACGTAAACCGTTATGTTTAGCGATCCATTTTTCCCAAAGGTCAGCTTTGTCTTGCTCTTCGTAGGTGTGTTTTACTAAGTCATTTACTAACACAAAAACCAAACCAGCGCGTACCTTTTTTATCTCAGGAAAATGTGCGAACACAGCCAGAGCCATCAACTCCAACTGTCCTTTGTCTGCATAACGCGATGA